TTTACTTTGTAAATAAATAAAACATCTAGATATAAATATCAAAGATATTTATATGTATGTATAAAAAACTTATTATTTAATTCCTTTTATTTTTTTCTAAATAATATTAGATGACATACTGCTCATTAGAAGAAGCGTGGGGAAGTGATTTTAGTTCCTCCAAATATTTTGAAAAAATAAATCAACAACCGCAACAGCAACAGCAACCACTCATCCAACAATCAACTGTCCCTCCGAATCCTCCCGAAAATATGAGAACATATCCCAAAGTTAATAATCAAGAAACCAGTGATTTAGACAAATATTTTCCTTCATATAACGGAGGAAATCCAATAAAAAACACGATAAAGAGTAATATTGTTCCCTATCAAGTTTCATTTCCAGACAAAGCAAAACGCAATTATACTTATCCAGTTGAAGTTAATGACGATGATGATAATGATAGCGCCCTCGACCTTTTAGAGGACAACTCAAATGATATCAAATACATTGACCGCCAACGTAATATCAAATCATCAGAGGATTACATGACGAGCGAAGACTATTTCCTCTATAAAAAATACCTTAATTTAGCAGAAAAATACAAGCAGAAACTGAAATCGAGATACCGCAATTTTGTGGAAAATGAAGAACCCCAACTCCAACGTCGAAATATCCAAGAAAATTTTGGGAATATGTCATCCACTGGTTCAGGAATCTACTCAATGAAAGAAGTTTTCATAATAATAATCATCGGAATTTTTATTATATTAGCGCTCGACATTTTCGTTAAAATGGGCGAACGAATGAAGAAATAAATTTACGACGCATATTTCGTCTTGTAGAGCAATCCTCCACATACGAGAATGAACGCAATAATTATAAATATCCACATATTCTTTTGGTCCTCTTGTATCCGTTTCTTATCATATGGGGGCAATGGGATAATAATTGTTTTCGGTTTTTTTCTGGAAACAACCGCCAAATCACGTCCATTTTCGTCCTCATTTTTTACAAATTGGGTCCTCGATGTGGGCATATAGGCCGATTGTGGTCTCATATTTGGCATAATAACATTACCTTCCTGAACATTTCTCTCTCCTAAATTATTATTCAAGAGCGGATTACTTGATACATATGTATCCGTGGATGACCCCCATGTATCCGGACCAAAATTAACATGTCCGGAATTACCACCCTCGCTGACAGAATTGAATAAAGAGCTGTCGCGCGTGGTCATATCAATTGTTGCGCGAGAATCACTTTTCCAATTATATGAGCTATTTCCAAACTCTCCTCCGGAATTAGACATTGGAACAATCCCCTGATATTCTGAATTACCTCCAACCTGAGTTAAACTTGAAAAATGCTCTAAATCACAAGCGCCACCCAAAGAAAATATCGTCATTAATCTATATATAGATAAATTTTCATTGCTCAAATTACATTCCATATTATTTTAAAATATTCCACACTACCATAAAAAAATATGGATTTATTCAATCAAACTATCATAATTTGCGTAGTAGCTTAAATCGCGGTTTTATCATGGTAGTTGGAATGAGTAAGAATTTAGGAGCAAATGCGCAAGGATATAAAAAAAACATTCTAATACTATAATAATGTTTAAATGTTCAATATGTAAAAAAACCTTCGACCGTAAATTCAATTATGACCGGCATATTACAAGTAAGCACAATTGTGTGTATAAAGAAGAAGATGATGACCCAAATGAGGATGAAACAACCCGTGTTAATTTACTCGAATGCGAACACTGTAAAAAGACGTATTCCACTAAATTCAACCTCAATAAACACATCAAGAAATGTAGTGTTTTATCAAAAAAGAATGAAGTCATTGAGCAAAAGGAGGCCCTATATAAAGAGAGAATCTCCCATTTGGAGAGTCAGGTCCTCGAACTTACGAAGAAAATCGGGAACACATATAGTTATCAAATTAATCAACACTTGGACCAAAGTGTTCATCAACAAAATATACAAATTAACGCATACGGCCACGAAAATCTCAATTATATAACACCGAACCAAATTGAGAAGCTAATAAGCCATCCTTCAACATGTCTCCCCGAATTCATTAAAATGGTTCATTACCACGAAGAACACCCTGAAAATCACAATGTTGTAAATATCAAGGAAAATATTATAAAAACTCTAAAATGTAAGAACAGCTGGAAGATGTTGGATTTCGAGGGCTTCGTCGAAAAATTCGCCATCGAAAAATATGACCAGCTATGCGATTTATATAACTCCGATGAAATCAATATCGATGATGTCATCCGTGAGAAATTCGAGGGATGGGCTGACCAATTTGATTACACGGAGTCAAACACCCGCAAAAAAGCGGAAGAGGACGCAAAATTAGCAATTATTCTCGGTAGTCAGTGGTTAAGCGATAAGAAAATTACAAAAAGAGGCCTCAAAAGAATTCTTGATGGAGAAATGATGCTTCCAGAGGAAGATATGGAAGAAATAGAACGAATCAAGAAGATGGTTGGTTGGGGAATAAACTCGAAGAGTAAAATAAAAAATTAGACGGATTACGACTGCTTACAATATTGGGCGATTCCTTGAAGAAGCGAGTCCGCCAAATCATCCTTCTTTGGATGAGACAAAAAGAACCGCTTCCACTCATCCATCTCATCCAATACACAACTCACAATAAAAATAGAATCATTCTTTCTCTTTTTATAGGCTTTGTATTCAGATAATGGTTCTTCCTCTTTCGCGACCGGTTCTTCATTTGTAATCTTTTTATTCTTCTTCAAAATGTCCTCTACGATGCTCGTCGGATTTAGCTTTTTTGTGGCGGAGAAGAAGGCGACCTGATTCAAATCGCTCAAACGCCCATTTTTACCCCCGATAAAGAAAAAGCTATAAATGAACATCTGAATAGATTTCATTCGCGGGTTCTTCAAGGCTGGTTGGTTCTCAATGACGACCTCATTAACGTCCTCAATCTTAATCGCATTAAGCCCATCATACAGGTTCGTATATAACTTAGTATCATCACTCTTCATATAATCGCAGATTTTTGTGAGTTGCTCGGTAGTCTTCTTCGCGCATTTATTACAATAGCCGAATATCCTAATCATAGACTCGCTTATTTTCGTGTGGAATTTGCGCGATTTCTCACCACAGGCGCAACTTAAATCGCGCAACTCATACGGGAAATAATCGGGGGTCGCCTTATCGAAATTCTTCGAATGGACACGGCACAACTCTTTTCGGGCGCCGTCTTTTATTATCCACGAGTTCGAGCAATTTCCGCAAACAGCGCCACTCTTGACTTCCGCCATACAGCGCTTTTCATTATGGTCGGGAATCCACGGGTCCGACTTCAAGTTAATGAGGCCCCATTCCTCAATTCGAATGATTGTTTTGGTCTCTTTTGAGAATTCGATTTTACAGTAGGCGAGATTCTTTATACCAACGTCGAAAGATAAGACTTTATATGTAGTTTCTGTCATATATTACTATAGGGACTATTTTTTAACTTAAAAAAACGCGCACAGTTATAAATATAATATGTCAAATTATTATTTCAGACGGGCATCCGACCTCAAAACTGACCAATTAGTCGATATTGTTATGGATATCGATAACGGCCAATACGATGAAATAGTTGATGAAAGGGAATGGTATGATAAAATTCATCGATTTCGGACAGAAATAATCGAGGTATTGCTAAAACGGTATCAGGCCCACTATTTATATAATAGTAAGACTGATAAGGAACTAAATCGCGCATATCGCATGTATTTGCGTCATTATATGTAAAAAAATGATTTAAAATCATTTTGATAATTATATGATATAAAAATGAGTATGACTGGACTTAGAAGACAAGAAGAACTCGGTAATAGAGAAAAACTGCTAAATTTTCCATCAAGCGACCTCATAATGTGGGCAGAATTATATCCAAATGAACCGCAAACATGGGCGTATCGATTCGGTTTTAGAAAGAACCGCGAGATTTCATACACTGGATTGATGGTAAAAGAGGCATACGAAGGAGTTGAAGCCATCGCAGAAGAGCGCAATGTTCCAGTTGAAAACATATGGGAAGAACTCGCGCAATATGACCCTAATAATGGTTTCATGTTTGATTCTGACATTGAATCTCCTTATCAAAAATTGGACAAGTATGCGACATTATCTGATAGCGGTTCCGCATATGCGGGAACAATGAGAACAATCCAATGGATTGCGAAAAATGGAGTCAATTCAAAGTATATCAATGAAGATGAAAATAACTTGATATCTGAATTATTTGCGAATGAGGATATGGTTCGTGTGTCAATTGTTTCACTCACATTTCTCGCATTTATTGGAAAAATCGCGTATGATGAATACTCCAAGTGAAATTTAAAGAAAAAATTGAATTTTTAAAATTATAAAAATTAAATATATACAATATCTAAAATGGTCAAAGTATCAATCAAAAAAAGAACAGCTTCTTCCAAGTCCAAGCCGGAAGATGATATTTTAAGCAGATTATCTTCTTTGAAAATGTCAGTCGGAAATTGCGCAGTTATTTATGCTCGTGAGAGCGACCAAATGAAACACAGTCTTGACGACCAAGTTCAAAAAGCGAAGGAATATGCGAAGGATAATGGCTTCAAAGTGGTATCTGTTATCAGAGAAACTTGCTCCGGCAAGGAGATTGTAAAACAGGCTCATCTTATGAATTCGCTCCTTGAAAACAAGGACACTCATTTCATTTTTTCACATACTGACCGCATCACGCGGGACTTTCAAGGATTTTGCTCACATTTCATCAATTGTTGTAATGCGAATCGCAATACGATTCACATTGTTAATGAGGAATTAGTTTCATCTATCCCGCTACATTTCAAGAAGATTGTTTGCGGGATTATTGATGCGGAAGAAGAGAGGAAAACTATCAGTCGTCGCATTAAGTCATCGGTTGCTTTCAGGAAGAGAAATGGTATTTACAAGCCATCGGTCCCAAAGTTTGGTCGGATGTATGTTCGCGACCGAGAAGGAAAAATCACGAAAGTGGTTCAATGCGAGGAAGAAGTGGATACGATTCGATTAGTAAATTTGATGTATTTCGGAGGGAAATGTGATGAAATTGAGAGACTTCTCATCAAAATCACGAAAAATCCGAAACATAAGATTTACAATTACAAAGATGAAGAGAGCGATGTTCGCGAAATTAAACGCGGGAACATGACTTCAACGACGATTGCTGAATTTCTCAATCACATCCGGCTTTACAAAAGGAATCGTGAGTGGTCCGGAGCATCTGTTTTGAGTTGTTTGGAGTAAGAACGATTATGCTATTTTAGGATAAAAATTATTATTTTATAAATGAAAAACATCCGCCATAAATTTTTTATAAGTATTTCTTATATTTTTTATCACATCTGGTTTCTTTCTTTCAAAGAAACTGACCTGTATCCCTCCGAAACGGCCCATCTTTTTCATTTTTGGCGCATGTTTCTCAATGAAACACCAATAAAGGGAATCCCATACATCGCACCATTCCCCCTTTTTATAATCACTCTTCCGAACCATCTCGTAATTTGAAGAAGAAATATACGCCTTTGTCGTTGTTAGACCCCCATCAGAATACAGGGCCATTGAATAGACATTGTTTATCATGACCCAATCATATGAATCAACCGCAAATTCCATAAACCACGCATACACATCATCCGGATGTATCCCCATCAAATTCATCAAATTTCCAATAATCATGAGCCGTTCAATATGATGTAGATATCCGGTATCGAACGCCTTTTTAATAGTTGCGTCCAATATAGATAAACCTACCGACCCATCATAAAAGCGCCGGTTCAACCTATTTTCCGCCTTGAAATAGTTCGTAGTTGTCATTTCATTGTAGATATGGATGTATGTATAACGACTAAACTCACGCCAACCGATGACCTGCCGTATAAACCCCTCAATGTTATTTATAGCAACCCCCTTACCTTTTTCTAAAATTCTCTGGACTACATATTTCGGGTCGAGTAGCCCAATATTAAGTGATGAGCTTATCCCTGAATGGAAAAGGAACGTATTTTTATATTTGGGGTCCGGCTCCACAATGGCGTCCTCGTATGTCCCAAAACTCTTCAAGCGCTCATTTATAAAGGCGTCCAACCACTTTTTAGCGTCCGCGAATGTCATCGGACACCAAAAGCCGGAACATATCCCATAATTGCGCGGGAACTCCTTCTCAACTATTGCGACCGCCCGTTTAATATAGTCGGTCTCTTTTGGGAAAACAACCTCCGGAATCTTTGTCCCTTTTGGAATCGGTTTGCGATTTTCTCCATCATACGATAATTTACTTCCCGATAAAATATGTAGGCGGTCCCGTTGCCACTTATAGAAGCTGGTTTGGAAAAATGGTTTTTTCATGTTTTTTACTGACGCGTAATATTCGCGCAATTCGGCCTCGGATGTAATAAAATTTGGGGTTTCTACAACCTCAAATCCCCTCTTATTTTTCTTACAGCAGGTCTCAATTTGATGAAATAGGAAATGGTCAACTGGATTGTAAAAGGCGATGTCGCCATCGATATCTTTAACAAAATCGAACGCTCCCCGATTCTTTTCTGGGATAGATGTGATTTTAATGTGGTTTATAGACCTTTTTAAAGATTTCGCGAGATAATCGCAGTAATACATCATAGATGCTAAATGAAGAACGAGCTTCTTTTTATTAAATATGAGCTTCTTTTCTCGATAGCCAAAAAATACGGGATGTTCAATCAAATATATATTTTTGTATTTTTTTAATAGGGAAATATCTTCAAATAATTGATGTGGAAATATAATAAAATTGGTCATTATTTTATTATGAGAATAAAATTGATTTTATTTTATTGTATTTGTATAATATAAATAAATGACATCAACATCAAAATACGACGAAATCCTTCTAAATCATCGTAAGACAATAGTTCAACCAATTGAACCGTATATTACTAATATAGCATCAACCGATTTTTTCAGTGAGTTAGAATCAATCGTGGACTCAAACCCAGAAAATCTCCTCGCATTTTTCAAAGAAAATAAACACAAACTCGATATCGCACAGTTGGACAATTATAAAAATTACGATGTCATTTATAGAAATAATACGACCGGAGATAGATACGAAATGAAATGGCATTACGATAATAAGAAACTAATAAAACACAAGATATCAGATTTACAAAAAATACATAGTATCCAAATTGTTCATATGGACGATAAATATATTTACGGATTATATACGAACAAACCAATCCGATATACAATCATTATATATTTGGATACATATCGCGAAGATTTTATGGGAGGCGAATTCCATTTTTACAATCAAACTATATATCCGCGACGAGGAATGCTACTTTTTTTCAGTGCGGATGAATTACACAAAGTGTCTCTTCTCAAAAGCGGGAGACGACGCGCTGTCATTGTGAAAATATACTAACTTTTTTCAAAAAACATTTGATAAAAATTTTGTAATATTTTTATCAAAAAAGTTAAATATAATTCTTGACTCAAATAACATTACAGAATTTATGAAAAATATAATTTAAATTCATAATGACCACCATCATCTTCAAATGTAGTCGTCCCAATGAATCCACCAATATCCCCCTCACATACTTTACACAATTTAACCCCCAATAAATCCGCCATTTCCCCCTCTTTCTCTTCAACCAGTTCAACTTTCCCCAAATTCTTATATATTATAACAACCCTGTCAGTTGGGACCAGTTCCTTCTCCTTTCGGAAATTCATAATATGACGCGTTATCATTTTCATCCAATAAATCCCCTCTAACTCGTCGTTCCACGTCAAATCGCTAACAATAATTATCCCACTCGCCTCATAAAATTGGACATATTCCCCTGCCCCAACTTTCGCCTGATTAACCCTCGCGACAATCCGGACGTCGTCTTCTCCAAAACGGACCCCATCAATAAAGAAGCTCCGGTCGCGAATATAAAGCTCCAAATTCTCATCCGTCATATACTCTGCAATCTTCTTTTTCATCTCTTTCGCCCCGTCTTTGAACCGCTTCCCAAAATTGGCCATAATAATTTCATACCCATATTTTATCATCGATAAATACTCGCATGTCATATCAATCGACAATACATTAAACTCCTTCTGAAAAATGTCCTGTAATTCCTCAATGACGGGAACTAACCGCCAATTTTTAACATATATCGTCTGCTTACAAACGGGCTTCTTCGCGCTTTTCAGAACTTTGCTCCGGAGTTCTCCTCGGGCTTCGATTAGTGTCTCAATAAACTCGAATCCTTCCTGTCCCAAATATGTTGAAGCTATATCCAGCTTCCGCGGTAATGTCTCCAAATGGACGGATTCAAATTTATATTCGCGTCCACTAACACCACACTTCAAAAGGGCCAACTCCTTCCAAAAATACTCGGCCATAAATGGAGCGAAGGGCGCAATCATCAGAGAATACATCCGAAATACATAAAACAGCACATTAAGGCTCTCCAATCCATCAATCTGTGTAATCATCGACTTCAACCGCATCTTATTCATATTCAAGTATGTCTTGCTCAACTGGTTGATGAATCCCACCATATTGCGAACAATCGGGAATAAATTATATGCTTCCATCTCTCGATGAATTGACGCAATGAAATCGCTCAAATATTTGAGAAGCATCAGGTCCATTAAATTGGAAGTGTGTGGGACTCCCTCGAAGAAATGGAACTTCTCTCCGTATTTCTGCTCATATAATGGAATCATCTGTTTCAGAAAAATGAGAGTATTATGCGAATAAATATGGAGACTCTGTGTAATTAGCTTGATTCCATCTTCCTTGAATTTCATCGATTCTCCCCGAACAACCCCATTACTTATTAAATAAAGGCGCAACGCATCGGCGCCGTGTCTATCAATAATGACGTTCGGGTCCTCAAAATTCTTCTTAGATTTGCTCATCTTCTCGCCATCCTCCGCCAGAACCAGTCCATTTACGATGACATTCTTATACGGACTCGTCCCTGTCAGAGCGACCCCCAAGACCATCAACGTATAAAACCAGCCCCGCGTTTGGTCAAGACCCTCCGCAATAAAATCTGCTGGGTATTTCTCATTAATAAATGGGACGCTCCCACTCTCGAACCAGCAGTCGAACACTTCCTCAATCCGGCGATATACTTTCCCATTCCGGCGAATCTCAATCCCATCCACGTGATGGCGATGAATATCAGTTATCAGACCATCGCACTCCCACTGTAATTCTTCGATGGACCCAATACAAATAATGTCGCCATCATCGGACTTCCAGAGAGGAATCGGCGTTCCCCAGTAGC